CACCTTAACCATATTGGCTAAAGTGCTTGTATTAGTTTGATATTAAATTGTTGTGAGTCAGACAAACTTGAATTTACTGCAATACCCAATCTTCTCTTTTTAGAATGTTTACCTCATTTTCTTCCGTTGTACCGAATGCTGTCTCATAGGTATCAAATGCATAGTGTTTGAAACCACTTTTTTCCTGAACTCTATGAGATTGCTCATTCCACAAGAAGTGACCACAGAAAATTACATCAAGATTAGCGTTCTCAAAGAGAAAACGAATTACTTCTTTCAACGCTTCCGGCATTAAACCTTGTCCCCAATATTCTTTGCTCAGAACATAGCCTATCTCACGGCATTTCTTATTTTCAAATTCCGGGAAGTGAGTTTCATTGTATTTTTCGATCCCAACAGAACCTATTACTTTGCCCTGATATTCGAGTGCAAATGTTTTCTTATGGCTAATGAACATATCAAGAATAATCTTAGATTCTTCCTTGCTTTTATGAGGCTTCCAACCCGCCATTTGTCCGACTCCATCTACTGAAGCGTAGGAATAAAAGTCATCAAGGTCGGATTGCCGCCACGGGCGAATCAACAAACGCTCTGTTTTTAGGATAACATTACTTATATCTATTTCAGGATTCATAGTATTTTACTCCTCTAAATTCCGATTTGTAGCTGAGAATGTTTCAACCACTTTCCGTATTATATCAGAAAATGGCTGTTTTCTCAATCTAGAACCTGTCGAAATCTTCCTGTGTTGCAACTTCTGGATACTTGTAATCATCATTACTGCTCTCGGCATACATATCATTAACCATCCCTATTGTCAGAAGGTCAAGGTCTCGGATAGACAACCCTATCTGCACACATCTTAGAAGAAATAAGGGTGTTGTCATCTGACGCTCTGTCGGGCGAAGTTTTTTTTAGCTTCAACATCCGTTTTCACATTCAATCCCCATAACTCAATAAGTTGTGGAAGAATCTGATAAATAGAAAATGTATTAAACTCATCAAGCCATTCTTCTGGTGTATCGGGAATGCCCAGGTCTGCGTGTTTTGCCATAACATATGCAATATTCTCAAACATCTCAAGTGAAAACATATCCAGGCTTGAACTCTCCTCTTTATCTTTTCCTACAGCCTTCTCCAAGGCACTCAGGTCTTTATAAATATCCCTTCCAAACTTAATACGATAAATTCGTGGGATTGCAGCAGATGCCTTGAATGGCACCTGCTTTCCATCAATTTCAAGATTTTTTATAAGGCTCATGATACGACCTCCTTAGAACTGTTCTTTGCTGATGATACCTTTGTACTGTCGGACTGGCCTGATGCATCAGATACTGCTTTCGGAAGATATACTGTTTTATACCAGCCATCATAAGCAGCCGCCGATGTGCTGTCAGATGTACGTGCTTTTACATAGCCCCCATCAAGAGGTGATGCCGTAATCGACAGGGTTTCTGTCTTGACCTCAATCTCATCTTCCTTTGTTGCTGATTCAATGGTAGGTCTTGCTGCCGTGCAATTATAAAGCACATGACGGATTTTATTGATGTCACCATCAAATTCAAACAACAGTGCAAATTTACCTGTTTCCACGGTCGCATCTTCAACAAGCACATTATTGGCATCGAGGGATTCCTTCAGTACATCGGTACGAAACGACTCCGGCACCAGAGCAAGTTCAAGGTCACCTTCATAGCCCTGATTGTTATTGATCGTGTAATATGCATATCCGTCTGCATAGAATACACTTGGCTCTCCGTTTGGATCAAGCGAAATGGATACCGCACCGGGCATCGGCACGGGTGTACCATATGTCACCTCGCCATCATCACTTTTTGTAAGCAGTGCATAATGCACATTTCGGATATTAAACTTGACTTTATTCTTTTTATTAGCCATTTCTATACCTCCATCTGATAAAGCACCTCATACAGATTTTCAGATTCAATCCATACTTCGCTTTTGACATAAAAAATGCCATGCCTATCCAGCACAGCCTCTACAGTTTCTTCAAGCTCCACATCTTTCTTATCTGTATAGAGCTCAATATTTAATCGATTCACTTTAAAATATACTTTTCCATCTGCTGCAAAGTGATTACTTCCCGGATATAAGAACGCTAAAAAAGGAGGATCCGGTGACTCTCCCTCTACGAAATGATCATATGCATACGGAAGATTCATCTCCGCAAGCATTGTCATTACTTCCTGATGTGTCATTCCCGTAATCCCCTTTCAATTTTCTGCTGTAACATTGTCGCTCCATGTTCTTCTGCCAGTGCTATATGTGGGATTGCGGCAACTCTACCTCCTCCACGTTTCGCATGACCATGTTCCAAAAGATGCGCAATCTGATACCTGTTCTTGGAATGAACTGTCATTGTAAGAGAATTACTGGTCTCCTTCGTTTTCTTGGTAGCCCAACTCTTTTTATAAGCACCTATCCTCTTTGGAGCATTTGCAGATATTTCTTTTTTAACTTCCTTGCTAACATCCTTCACACTTTGCTTTACCATATCGCTCTGTGCATCGGCATATTCCGTAAGGCCCTGCATAATAACATTTGCGAGCTGATCAACACTTACTGTATTTGCCATACCATCACCTCTTTACCAGGCTCGCGCGGAGCTTCAATGTCTTGTTTTTGTACTGCACGTTATCAACAAATGAAATATTGTAAAGCTGGCCATGAAATACAATGCGGAAGTGTTCACTATCAATCGCAGCCGCCTCACTACAATAACGGATTAGAAAATATAAATCTGTCTGTGCATTTACCTGTGCTGCTGCCCAGTATTCTTTTCCAGAAAGATTATTTGCGTATGCAGCACAAGAATAATAATCATCCCAAACAAGAACATGATTTCCATCCTTATCTGTTACAGCCTTACTTTTTTGAATTGTGATACGTTCCCGCATTGTCTCAATCATCAAAAGACCTCCTTACGGATTGGAAAAAGCAGATACTTCACCGTTTCAGTCAGGTTCTTGTGATCCGCTTCTTCCCTGTGTTCATACAGGTACGCAATCGTAAAGAGCTCTGCAATTTCGACAATCTCCTTATACGGGAGCAGCTCCTCATCATTTAAGCGCGTCACCTCTCTTACCAAGGTTTCTGCCGAAACGATGAGACCGCTAATCAGTGCATCATCATCTGAGGAATCTACTCTCAGATAACTTTTTGCTGTGTCTAACGTAACCTGCATTTATCCTACCTCCTGGTCTTATTTTGCAGACGCCTTTACATCAAGTGTCTTTACCGCCTCAGAAAGAATCAACTTACCATCGACTCTCTCGGATGCTAAAAATCCCACCTGACCGGTTGTTGCAAAGAGCTCATTTAATCTCTTAAAGCTGCGTCCCTGGCGATCTGCAATCCAGTAATAAGAGTAATCACCAAAGGCCATAACTCTATTTCCGGCAGCGAGTTCTGGAACATAAATGGATGTCCGATAAGGACGATTCAAAATTCTATCCGGCTCTCCCTCTCTTACAGAAGGCTGCCAGATATAATTTCCATTTCCATCCTTGAGCTTACGAATTGCCTTTACTGTAGAATCATTAAGCAGCCAAGTTGCCTTATTTCGATAAGGTGCGCGAAGGCTATAATAAAGATCCATCACATCATCAAAGGTAATACTTGTGGTAGCTGCTGTCACACCAATGTCCGCACCACCGGTCTTATTGAAAATACCAATCGGCTTTCCGGTACCATCACCAATGAAGAAGGCTTCCTCTTCCTTTGTTCCAATACGACGTCCAAACTCCTTAGAGATGTACTGCTCAATATTGAATACGGAATCATTAAGAAGCTCATCTGATACCTTGATCATAGTAGCGAGCTTGTGTGCTCCAATGGAAGTCTGTCCAAAGCTATCATCGCTTTCTGGGAACTGACCGCCTTCATCAATCCATGCTGCTTCTCCCTTGGAAGTAACAATCGGAATCTTACGATCTCCAGATGATGTTTTGATGACAGTTGCGAGGCTTCTGAAGAACACTTCGTCCTCCAGGGCTTCCACTAACTTCTTTTCATACTCGTCCGGAACCAGATACCCACCCTCAGAATCCGTACCAATGGAAAGAGCGTTCTGGATTTCATAAGAATTCTTGTTTCTCATGCTATTCCAAAACGCTCTCTTATACTCGTCTGTAGCTCTACCGGTCCTTGTTTCACCTCCCAGCAGGGTGTTTGGCTTATTTGTAATTGGTGTACTTGTTGCTTTTGTAAGCTCTGCATCAATCACTGCCTGACGTTCGAGTCGGTCAATCTCTTTTCCAAGATCAACAACCTCTGCTTCCATCTTGTCATAAGTTGCCGCATCCTCCGCAGACATCAACCCATTGGATCCCTGCTTGGAATCTAAAAATGCCTTTGCTGCCTCCCATGCTTTTGCTCTCTTTTCCTTTAATTCTAATACTTTACTCATTATGAAATCCTCCTATCGTTTTAAGAGATCAAGTCTCTTTCTTAACTGGTCTACAGGTACTGTTTCCGGTGCCTTATCTGTCACCTTATTCAAAAAGGAATCTGCAACCGATTTTCTGGAATAGGCATAGGCATTCTGGAATGGGAACTTCTTCTTTTTCTCATCCTCGTCGCCTTCACCATCTTCCCCTGGTTCTTTTCCTTCTTCTTTCTCATCCGGATCCTCATCTTCTTCCGG